AGTCGGAACCGAGGAAAGCGGAGGAGCACACCGCGGCCTCGACATAGCGCAGGTCGGAACGACAGCGGTTGATTTCGTTGGGCACGAGCGGAGCGATTACAAGGTCCGGTTTCAGGCGGCACACGAGGGACGCGAAGCGATTGGGTGTTACCCATGGAATCGATCGCACCTTGTCCTGGATTTCGTTCCATATAAACGACGGGTTGCCCATCTGGGTGAGCTGGATATCGCCTTCCTTCACGTGCTTGATCACCCATTCCTTCCATTCAGCCGATGCGTAGTCGCCGAGCTGTTCCGGGACATCGTTGCCCTTCTCGTCCTTGTGGGCGGGAACCGCGTGCTGCGGACATGCAGTGAGGACAAGGTGCAGTTTCGTCAGGTCCTTTTCCAATGGCGCACGGCGTTCCAGGTTCCACATGGAACGGGCGACTGCATTGGGAATAACGGTGACATTCTCCACCCCGTGCCTCCGGAACTTGTCCGCGAGGTACTGCTTGGAGACCGTCACCACGTCACACAGCTTCAATGCCTCGATGGTGGACTGGTTGTGCTTTTCGTCCCAGGACTTGGTGTTGATGGCGTCGAAGTCGGAATCGCCGTCGCGCACGGAATCCTTGTCGTTGAAGCAGTTGTCGTCGAAGTCGTTGATGATGCGGAAGTTGAACTTGGACTGTGCGGCCTTCAACTGTTTCAGCATTTCAAGCCCCTGCCATCCCGCACAGGATTTCAGGACGATTGCACGTGTGGCGTTGAGAATTCCCGGTTCCATGAGCGGGGCTGGAACTTCGATACAATGTAGCCCGATGCCCTCGAACCAGTTAAGGCAGAAGGCTGGCATGGATGCGCGGTAGAAACGGCATCCGGATCCACCGGATGTGACTACCTGGACGAATGGTTTCTGTGGGTTAAGGTCGGCTTTCATTTTCATCTCCTAAAAGTTTCTCACCGCATTCCGGACAAAATTTGAATGAAAAAAATCCGGGTTCTTCTGACGATGGGACGTAAGCATTGGCACCAAGCTGCTTCATCTTCTCGACATCCTCCGCAAGTACCTCTAAGGTGTTTTTGTCAAGAACCTCAAACGGGTCCTGTCCTTCATATATAGTACCTCTCATATATGCTTTATACACAGCATTTGGACCAAAGTAAATTGCTTCGGGTCCATATATGCCCGTAGCTTTTCCGATCAATGGCGCGTTACCAGAACATACTTGACACATAATTACCCCTTAAACTCCGATTGTTTAATGACCGGGAAATCGACGTGCGGCTTCCAGTATTCCAGGAACTTCTTCTGGAATTCGGAGAATTCCTTCTGGTCGAAGCCTCCCTGTGAATCGTGCTGCACCCTGATGTCCACGATGCCCACGTTGCGCCCCTGTTGCAGGGCCTGGAAGCAGGCGTCGGAATCGTACCCGAAGCGCCAGTGGAAGTCATGCACCTCGTAGGAATCGACGAACTTCTTGTCGAACACGAGGAAGCAGCCATCCACACTCACCATGTCGGTGCGATACCCGGGACCGTCAAGCATAGGATAGGCGCCCCCCTTCCCGTCGCCCTGCATTATGGCCCCCGCTGTCACCACACCGCGCTGGTGCATCCACCAGGCGCACGTGGCGCTCATGTACATGGTGCCGATTACGCCGGCGACAGCGACATCGTCGAGGCGCATCCGGTGACAGTTGGGCTCCACGAGCTCGGGGGTGAGAATCCTGGTGTCCTGGTGGCGATAGATGGCGTAGTCGAAGTCGTATTCCTTCAACGCGGCAATCTTCTGCGCCAGGGTCTCCCTGCCGGGCTTGTTCTCGATATAGACGACCCCTTCCTGAGGTTTCTCGGGGGCCATGATTACTGGTACGAATTCCATTATCTTCATACTGGCATTCCTGTTGTAAATTCGTTCGGGCAGGCGGTTTCACAGCTGCACGGTGATGCCGTCTCGCTGTATCTGCGGACCCCCTGGTGGAAGTAGAAGTTGTTGCGCCGGGAGCGCTCTTCCTCCTGCCTCTGTTCTTCCTCCCTGTATGCCTGGCTTGCCACCTGGCACGCCAGCAATGCCGCTGCGATTCCACCGCCTACCATAGTTTATACCTCTCTGCCATGAAACTATATCAAAGAAGGCGCCCCGTAGGGCGCCAGTCCACCGGAGGAAACCGGGGCGATGCAAGTCTATGATGATTAAGGTACTACGCCGGATGCAGACCAATTTCCGCTGTAATTCCACACGGCTGTCGTTGCTGTATGGGAGAACTGTCTCCATGCATATAGCGTGTATGGTGCCCAGTTTCCTGATGGGTCGTATGTCGTCGCACCTGTTGATGATATGTGGTTGTTTGCCGTAATGACTGGTCCATTAGCACGCCCACTGTTAGCGAAATAGGTCGCCGATGTCGCAGAAGCCGCATTCCAGAATGCACTCTTTGCATCGCCCATTCCAAGGAAACCATATCCAGTGACGGAACCCTGGTTAACGGCATTGGTGCTGCTGAATGCACCCGAGAAGTGCCACTTCATGCTCCTGTAATCAGGGTCAAGCGAGTAGTTCGAGCTGTTCCAATATGGATTGCAGAATGTAAGACCGTTTGAGAATCTACCGTTCAGTTTCGACATCCAGAAGTGCTTGAATGCCGTTGCATTATAAATGTTGCGCAAGCCAGTGTTACTGGAAATATAACAAGCTCCCGTACCGTTGTCCGTAACGGCTTGGCAGAACGCTTGCCCCCTGACGTTAGTGATGTAATATGGATATAATCCGGCTGAATATCTGGCGGTGGCTGTACGATTATATGATGTAAACCTGTAAACCTTCAAGCCATGCACAACATTAGAAAAATCAATGTTGTCGGAAGCCGTTCCTTTCATACCAGCAAACATGCCAACGCCACCGGTGACTGCACTGTTTGCACCAAGACCCATCTTAGTAATGAGTGATGTAACGGGTAGGTTCGGTAGTGTACTTGACACGAAACCGTGATATCTGGATGCACTTATCTGTACATCCACAATCGATCCTTGCGGTATGTTTGCGGTCTGTGTTCCCGTCCCCATTGGTAGAGACGTTATAGTCTCTCCACCGGTAGTCGTCACCAGTGCACCGAACTTATAGTCGGGGTCGTTAAACCCAAGTGTTATTTTTACATTGGGTCTCTGCCCCGTACTGTCAACCGCCTCCATGAAAGCTACCCCGTTCCAGAGGTAGTTTCCGAGCGTATTAGTGAGAGTTCCACCAGTCATGCTACACCGCCGCGATAATGGTTCTCTTGTTTGCAGTATCGTTCGTGAGGGAGATACCGTTGCCGGCACTGAGCGTGTACTTGTTGGCGGTCATCGCGGTCACGATTGCGGATATCGAGGAGAGCGTAGACGACAGTGTCGCAATCTGTGAACTCCATCCGGACACTGCGCTCTTGTAAACGAAATCGGAACTCCATGAAGAAATTGCACTCTTGTCTACCTTCGCGGATACGGTGTTCCACGTTGCGCTCTGGGCGCTAATGGCGCTCTTGGGAACCATCGCGGACACGGTGTTCCACGTGGCGCTACGTCCACTGATCTCGCTCTTGTCTACCTTGCCCGTCACCGTGTTCCACACAGCGCTCTGCGAGCTGATGGCGCTCTTTGGAACGTATCCCGCCAACGACTGATGAGCCGTCAGGAATCCGCTCGGATTCCCTGTCATAGGATACCACGTCGAAGACGCGCTGGCCTTCAAGTACCCGCTCAGGGAACTATTAAACGCATAATCGCCAGTAGGTGCAAAGTTAGAGGATGCAGAAGCATCGAGCTTAGAAGATAGCGAACTCTGGTAAGCATAATTACCCGTAGGTTGGAAGTTGGAACTTGCGGTCTTGTCGAGCTTGTCATTTGCATAGGAAGATGCGATTGCAGATACGTCGGCCGGTGTTACACCACCACCTCCCTGCGTGTCGATGATTGCAGAGCCGTTGATCGAGGAAATGTACTCGCCCGAGTACCCGAACGTCAGCGCGTCCTGCTTCGAGCTGATAGACGACAGGTCGGCCGTCCACGAGGAAATCGAGGACACTGTCTGGTATGCGGTCATGCCGCTGATGGGCATGCACTGGCTGGTGTCACCACCGCCCCCGCCCTGGCCACCGATGGCCGAACCGGAAATGGCCGTGATTGTCTGTCCGGAATATTCCAGGGCGCTCCACGGGATGCGCGAGGAAGCGGCGCTTTCCGCATAGGCGGAAGCGATGGAAGACATGACAGGGGTTGCCCCGGTGCCGAGAAGGATATTACCTACGAGAGCCATTAAAACCTCCCACGCCAGTCATTCTTGTCGAAGAAGAACCAGCCGATTAAAACTATTGCGATACAGAAGATGAGCGTCCCGAGCATCACGCCTCCTTGATCACCATGTTCACGGTGAACCCGACCGTAGTGTCCCCGGTCGTCACTACCTGCAACTGTGGAGTGTATCCAGTTTCAGCAGTTCCACCCTTCGCCACGGTCGTGATGTTCGTAAGCGGCCACGTCCTGAACCCGCCTCCCGCCGTCGTGCCACCGCCCGTGACCGAGAGCCATGCGTCTTTTGACGTGGTCATATTCACATAGCTACAATGGTCGAAGCGTCCCTGCACGTTGATGAACGCGGTTGCATTCTTCGGAATATTCAGGAGGTCGTATGTGTTCGATGTCGCCTGGAAGCTGGACTCCCATCGGGTCTCAGGTTTCAGGTCGATCCACGCGCCGTTACCGTTGACGCCGAACGGGCCCTGGCCTACAGGTAGATTGCGGAATCCGTACAGGTCCATGTCCGGAATTCCGCTCGCCTTAACGGTTCGTGCGGCCCAGTTGCCAGGACCGACGTTGTACTGGGAGGCCGCGGACACCTGGTTTCCGCCGTAACCCACGGAGAGCGGGTTCGACGACTCCGCCCAGCCCGATGCCGAGTATCCGTTCCAGCGACGGATGGAAGACGGATCTACGACTTCCCAGCTGGTTTCGTTGTTGTCACTGAATGCCGCGGAGCCGAAACCGAAAATTGATGCGTTGTTCGGGTTCCCATTCTGCTTGGCACGGAGACCGGATGCATCGCTAGAAATATGGTGCAAGTAATACTGTCCGGCATTGTAGTTCAGGTTAAGGATTTCGCCATAGAAGTTGTCGATGTTTCCGCCACCCACACCTGAAGCCGTGTGGCGCACGGCGATTCCTGTCGGGGTCCAGTTGCAGAGGCTGGATTCGTTCTGGTAAATCTGTGCACCCGCAAATGCTCCAGCCGAAATCTTTAGGTGTCCCGCCGAGATTTCGGTCATAGGATACCAGTTGCCACCGGCCGTCCACTGTGCAGTTGCAGACAGGCCGAGCGGAGAACTGGATGAACCGTCACCGCTGATGCAGTTGTTAGCGGACACGGAGTTCAAGCCGACAGCGGAGTTGTCGATGGCCGTGATACGGTTGCCGTCATATGAGTAGGCAATTGTCTTTTGCGCGTCTATGTTGTCGCGGGCCTGTTTCATCTCGGCTGTGGAAAACGCCTGGGAAGTGGATGCTAAAACCTTGTTAATTTGTTCTGACATTCTTCAACTCCTTTATGACATCGGTCAGGTTGGCGACGTTCAGGTCGAGCTTGACGATGTTGGTGTTCAATGTGGAACAGGTGTCCCGCAGGTCGTCAACTACGGTGGAAGTGAGGGCCTGCTGGTCCCGCAGTTGCTGGATCTGGAAGCCGTGTTTCAGGACGGCATCCCTGATTTCCTGTTCGGCCTTGTCACGCACGGCAGCAGTGTCCGCACGTTCCCTGGTGAGCTTAATCTTGTCTGTAATCACCTTGACGAGGAGCGCCAGGTTTCCGAGCAGCGAGGTCGCTGCTACTATGAGTGCTGTGATTGTAGGGTCCATAGTTTCCTCCTAATACAGGTGTGCCGAACCGTTCCATATACCGGAGCAGTTACACACGGCGGACATATTAAGTGCCACAGTGGAGTCAAGACAGAGCATTGAATATGCCCCAGAATTACTAAGGCTCTTGGAAGCGGTCTGGTTTGTCTTTGCAACAGAGTTTGCTGCTGCTGCAAGATTATATGTACCGTTCTTGATCCTAAAGCTTTTCCCGCCACTTCTACCGTAGAACATGTATTCCGCAGCAGTGGTTGACTGATAGCTTACTCGCTTCGAACTGAACAACCCGCTCGCATAAGACGAGTTGGATATCTGCGTGAAGTTCCACGGGAAGTAGTAGTTTGAGTTGGTGGTCGTTATGCCTCCCCATGAACCGGCACGATCACGACGTGATCCTATATTGTTTCCAGAGGCAAAACCATACATCTTGAATAGGCCAGCGGAATTGCTTGCGCTGTCGCTGCCTACTATAAACGTACCATATGCAGTACCGGTATCCAGGTTCGACGAGAAAGCCGTAATTCGTGGAGACGGCTCCCATGTGGTAGTGGCTGTATTGGTACACCATACGAATACACCCTTGGCCGAAATCTGTTTTTGTCGGCCATTAGAGAGACGCATGTCCCTGGGTGAATCTGCATAGCCGGTAAGCAGGGAATGTGTTCCCAAATTCCTGTGATTAAACTCTAAGGCCATACCGGAAATAGTGTTTGCCGATACCACAGGATTAATACTATAAGTAACGCCGGATATGGAAGACGCCGAGAAGCCAAAGTGACTTCCGCGAGGAATCCACATAGCCCGGCCTGCTGCGGTGCTCCAAGACCCGGTATATGCCGGGGCAAAGCCGGATGCACTTACGGTTGAATAGTATTGCGTGCCGCCTTCGCCATATGAGTATTTGTAGACCATGTGTGTAGTTGCCTGTGCAGAAGCTGAGTCAGTTGCGGTAAGGACCGCTGACCCGTGGGTCTCCACGTTCGGATTACCATAAAATGCAGTGGTAACATTTGACCAGCTTTCGGAAGATACCCCACTGAAACCGCTATTGGCGAGAGCGGTTACATGGTATCTAGTATCATCACCACCTTGGAATCCATTTGCCGTGAAGTATGCAGTGGAACCAGCGGGCACCATGGCGGATGCTGAAACATTACCTGCACTTCCGTCTTCGAGGATGATTTCATTCCCACCTGGCGTAACAAAACGCATCTTCAGGTAGTCTCCGTTGGACGTTCTGAAGGGATCCAGCATCACCATCGTTTCGCCATTGTACTCCCACGCGACACTCCCGGTAGCTCCCGGGAATGTCAGGCGGTTGCCCCCGTAGGTTATGTAGTAGGAGCTGGACATTATGCCTCCGCCGTGCGGTTGATGCCGACGATCTTGTATATGGGTGCCCCTTGAGTGGTATTACCAGCAGAATATCTTGCATCGCTCCCATACGCAAATCTATGTGTTGATGCATTAAACACTAGACCATTTGTAGAGGTATAGTTAGACTGTCTGCACTGTGATGGGGAACCATCACTGGATGCACAGTAGTACACATAAGTGACGCTTAGAGGCATTGTTGAATTTATCGGTGCCGGACATTCATACATTACCGGAGTATTTGCGTAGCTGGAACCATAAAACCTTAGCCTATCGAAATGGGATGCATACTCAGACAAAGTAAATGTTGAACAAGCGTCTGTACTTACCGTACCGCTCCATAGCACAGTTTCGTCCGTGCTTGCCACGAGCACGTTGCCAACCTTCTCCAGCTTCACGCCCGGCCCAGCAGACAGTGCAAGCGCGGAGCCGCCCCAGTTGGCGGACTGGGTGCTGACCAAGTCAACAGTGCCGCTCACGTCGGCGGACAAGGCATAGGAAGTCAGGGCAGAGCTGTCGGCCTTTCCGTTCCATCTGTTTATAGAATCGATGTTGATTTCGGCAGATGCGCTAGCAGTAGCACTCATGCCAGATGCAGTGTCAGCAGTGTCCAGGTAGGCGTAGTCCGTGCTCGACATATATATGCCGCTGTTAAGGAACTGGTTGAACAGTGCGTTTTCGCCGCTGTTTTCCAAGGCACTTAGTGTAACACCATATCTTGAATATTTTGCCGTGTGGTAATAGCTACTTTCCAAATCCGCTGTATACCATGATTGCGTAGAAGTATTCCAAACACGGAACGGCAAGAAGTTCATGGAATATTCATCCATTCGGAACGTCTTTACTCCAGATTCGCCAGCAATAGCTGTACCTATGTATGTTTCGTAGGCATTGGCCAACAAAACACCACTATGTGTATATCCGGTAGAACCGTTATAATCAGTAACCATCATTCTTGGCCACTTTCCGTTGCTAGACTTGTAAGCGGACACCATAAGTGTCGGACGGTTGATATTGTTGTCCTGGAATGTAGGTGTTATGACAGCGCGTGCGCTAGTGCCAGATTTGATTACATAAGGGAACATGTCCCCTTGGGTAATGAATCCGGACGGATTGCTAGTAGAATAGTAGTCGCCGCTTACTGAGCTTACGGAGCTTTCCGCGTAGGCGGAAGCAATGGCGGATACCGTGGCGGAATCTACACCACCACCGCCAGCCAATGCAGATCCGTTGATAGAGCTGATGGCGCTGTCGGCGTCCCAGTCAAACGTAAGCGTGTCCTGCTTGCCGCTCATAATGTCCAGGTTGACACCGATGACGGAGGAACCTGCGGAGCCGTATGCCGTCATGGACGAATCCGTGACGAGTGGAAGGGAGTCCACGGAGATTTCCCGTGCAGTGTTGTCCACGTTCACCGGGTAAACGCCGGTGTAGTCGCCACCGCCACCGCCCATGCCGGCCAGGGAACTCCCGCCGATGCCGGAAATGGCCGTGCCCGAATAGTCGAGTGCGGAATACGGAATCCACGAGGTCATCGAGGAATTTACAACAAAATTACTAGATGCAGAAGAGTCAAGTTTAGCAGAAACTGCACTATTGAAAGCGTAATCGCCAGCTGTCTGGTAGTTCCCACTAGGTGCGAACGCGCCACTTGCACTTGCAGGATAATAAGCAGACAAGCTAGAATTGTAAGCATAGTCCCCCGTAGGAGCGAATCCTGCCGAGGCCGAGGCGAACGCGGACGTGTCCAGCTTAGAGATCACGGAGCTATCGACGTATCCTACCGTCGCGAGACCCGCCAAGGACTGATGTGCGGTCAAAAATCCCGAAGGATTTCCGGTCATTGGATAAAAGGCGCTCCCGTCCGCCTTATCCATTTTCCCACTGACTGCAGACGCTACGTCACCCGTGGTGGCAAGGTCATCCGGGAGCCCAGTCAGGAACAAGGACGAAGCCGTGGCATCCAGCTTGTCCCCCATCCTGGCGTCCACGTACGCCTCGGTGGCATAACTGCTCATCGCGCTCACCGGTTGATATGCGGAAAGCGAGGAGCTGTCAGCCTTAGAAGAAATCGAAGATAAATCCGCCGTCCAGGAGCTGATGGAGCTGAACGCGCTCTCCGTGTACGAGGAGGCTACCGAGGAAGCAATAGAGGACACGGTGGCACTGTCCAGGCCTCCCGCGATTGCGCTTCCGGAAATGCCGGAGATTTGTCCGTATTCGTTGTACCCGATTGCTGAGTAGTCAACCTTCGAGGACAGGTTGTAGTCGAAAGTCTCCTGCACCCACTGCTTTGTCGCGCAGGTATCCGGGACCGCGTTGATCCCGGAGTAGATGCGGTGGCACTGGACCTCTCCAGTCACCTCGCAGGTGGCCGGAATGGTCAGCTTGAAATAGACGTGGCCGTCTTCTGCCGGGATGACATCGGTGGAAAACTCGCACTGCACGGCATCATTTACCGAAGTGTCGATATCGAAATTGCGGGAATCCACAATCTCGTCATTGCAGTACATGTCCACCTTGAAGGTGTCATAGGTGATTCCCGTGCCATCCGGATCGACGTAGAACGTGTTCGTGAAGTGGTACAGCTGGTCCTTGTGTACCTTGATACCCTGGACATCAGTCTCCATGGTGCCTTCCTGGTACGCGGGTATCCAGGTGGATCCGCAGTCTTCCTCGGAGCACTTGATCCATTCGAGGAACTCGTCGGAATCGTTTGGAGCCAGGCCCAGGTCGAACTTTGTGACACCGCCGTCATCGTACTTGTCCACGGTGATGGACCCGTCGGACGAAATCACGTCATACTGGTTCCCGAGTGCGCTCCCGGCCCCACCGCCGGATGGCACCATCTTGCGGACGGTGAACTGCATCGCACCGAACGCGTCCTGCACTTCGAGACGGTAGACCTTCTTCGCGTCAACGAACAGACCGAGGGCACGCCCGTCATTGTCCAGGATGGCAGGCTGCTGCAACCTGGAACCGTTCTCGTCGTAGATTTCGGCAAGGTCGTCCGTTCCCTCGTAATACACGAAGAGACGGCCTCCCACGTTAAGGGCGCCGTTCTTCAGTTCGAACTGTTTTACTGCCGGGAATAGTCTAAGATAAGTAGTAGTTGCCATCGCTGGACCTCTTTTCACGAGGAAAAGTAGGGCCTGCTATTCGCCGCTGGGCAGCGGGTTGATGCCGTAGAACTGCGCACCCACGCCCCAGCTCCCGACATACACGCTGAACATGTCGTTCGGGAGGCTCTTGTCGGCAGCACACAGCGGGAGATATCCGGAAGCCGGATAGTCCGCGCATCCGCCACCGCTCTGGTTCGCGGAGAAGATGGCCTTCATGCGGTATGGCACGCATACGCTCCTGCGGTCCACGTGGAACACGCTGCTTCCCACGGTCGGATCGGGAATTGGCTCGAAGTTCTCGTTAGTCAGCGCAGGGAGGCAGAACACGCGGTATGCCACCTGTCCCTTCTCGAAGTTCATCTCGTTTCCTGACTGCGCATTGCCCCAGTCCGAAGCCACGGCCCATGCGCCCGGGAGGTCGGGATTGGTTGCCCCACCGTACTGTCGGGGACAGTTGCCGTCATTGCCCCTGTACTCGTAGCGTGTCGGGAAGTAGTCTATTGTACGTTCGCTCGGGTCGTTACCGGCAACAAACGATGTCATGCCACGTAGGAAACGGTATGCAAGGCCCGGACCGGCCCAGAAGGGGCAGTTGACCCCGGAGACCGTCGTGTTGAACACGTTGTCGGTTATCGCCAGGGAATCCATGCGAACCTCGAACACCTCGGTCAGGTGGTCACTGTGCCCGTTGTGGGCACCGATGTTGATGCAGGAGGAACCGTTGAAACGGTTGCCCCTGAACTCCATGCCCATGGTCCACGTCTGCCGCAGGTTCTCGAAGATAGAACACGGATACACGTAAATCGGGGTGTTCGCGATGTTGCATTCGAGGAAGATCGGGGAACTGGACGCGATTGTTCCGTTGTTCACGGAGCAGCGCCACATAACCAGCTGGTTCTGGTGGATGAGGTCGTCCTCCGTCCTTCCGACGAAATGGGTGTTGAGGTCGATGCCGGTCTCCACCCAGTTGATGGTCGCGTAGTATGTGTTGATGTCGGTGTTCAGCGAGAAGCTGGACCTGTTGTCGTTCCACTGGCCAACCTGGCAGTGTTCAATGACGGCCTGGCAATTCTTGGTTGTCAGGTTCAGATAGTTGTGTTCCAGGTACAGGTGGTTCACCACGCAGTTTTCGAGCGTGATGTCGTGGTTGAAGTGCGCGTAGTCGATCACGGCGTTCCTGACGAGCGTGAACGGCATTTCCCCGGTGATGGAGGAAACCGTGCGGTTCTGCAGGTCCAGTGCCGGGATCGAGTTCGCTGCCTGTTGCAGCACGAACACGTTCGCGTCAGCGAAATGGTCGAGCGATACCCTGTTCTCGGTGGAGCGGACGAGCTGCCTGTGCGTGACGTTTACACCGAAGTCCCAGTTGCCGTCGTTGAACCACCGGTCGGTGAAGTCGCAGTTCTTGAACACCGTGTACCAGTTAGTGGACAGGGCGTAGTCGTCTATGTTGCAGTGGTTGAACTCCAGGTTCGCGGAACCGGTCTGTGCGACAGGGGTTCCCGATATGCGGGCGTTCTGCAAGATGGCGCAGATGGTGCCGTAGTTGCCTACGTTGGTGTCCTCGAAGTAGTTGGTGCGGCTCTGGTGCAGTTCGCGTGCCTGGCACTTCCAGAAGCGCTTGACGGAGCGGAACCACGAGGATTCGGCATACTGCTGGTTGCTGAACTGGAAGTCGCCCACGTATCCCGCACGGGGAGCCACCTCGATTCCGGAGCACAGGATGAGCGCCTTGGTCATCTTGGCGTCCTGGTCGAACGAGAGGACCTTGTTCGTCGAGAAGGTGTTCTCGGAGACGTAGTTGCCCTTCAGGAAACGGGGCACCGGGGGCATGTAGATTCCATAGGTACCGACCACAGGCTGGTATGTGAGGAACGCGGACATGTTGCTTTCCCTGCCGGCCTCGATGCCGTAGTAGGTACAGGGCATTTCCCTGAGGTCGGAGAGGAGCAGCCATCGACCATTCTCGGTGGATTCGGAACCGATTATGCACCCGCCGTCCTCGGCATCGGTGCAGCGGGAGTCCCACATGTATGTACGGGGACCCGCGTAGACCACGCCGTCGTACCCGACAACGGTCACGAAGCCCAGTTCCGGGTTCGCGTGCACGAGGCCGTCAATGCCCTCCACAATGGTGTCGTTCTTGACATCGGGGACGATGAAGCCGTACTGGTAGGTCTCGATGGTGGAATATGTCCCGTCGGTCAGCTTCTCGACCTTCACGTCATAGATTGATGCCTCCATGAACACGGTCTGCGGGAAGGAACCCGCGTCGTCGAGGATTACCGGGTTCTCTGCCTCCACGAACCGGTCGCCGTCGAGCGTGTAGATGCTTGCCGGGGTGTCGCTGCCATGCAGGAAGAAGGACACCCTCCCGGATACGAGGGGGAATCCTACCATGTCGAAAAGCTGATTTTGACCGAAACTAATTTTCATCCTTCATTTCCTTGTTCTGCGTTGCGCCGGTCATCGCCTTGGTGATTTCGGCTGCCGCCTTTACCTTGGTCGTGTCGAGCTGGATAGCCTTCTGTTCCAGGTCCATCTGGGCCTTCTGCGCATCGACCATGGCCTTCTGCGCATCGCCGCCCTTGTTGAGCTGCGCCTGCAAGGCAAGCTCCTCCATGCGGTTCCTGTGCTGGATGTCAATCTTGATGAGGTCGGCCTGGATGGTTTCCTTGTTCTGCTGGTCGTTGAACTCGTAGCGCTTAATCTGTTCGGTGAGTTCCTGGATCTGCATGTCCTTCTCGCCGATGGCCTGCTTCATCTGTTCCACGGTCTCCATAGCCTGCTGTTCGACAGGGCTCGGGCCCGGATTGGTGTTGATGGAGGCGAACACGTTGGCGAGCACCGCGTTGTCCGGGTGGGTCAAGAAGATGCCGTTGACGAGCTGCATGCGCTTGTCTTCAGGAACCACGGCCATGAGCTGCATAAGTTCAGCACGGGCTGTCTGCAACTGCATTCCATCCGCGGGTCCCTGGATGACTTCCAGTGATCCACTGCGGATGTCGAGCAGCTTCAACAGTATGTCGCCACATGCCTTGAAGGAAGTTTTAAGATTTGCGTAATAATGGCGTATGGAAAGCTGTGCCTGTCTTTCAGACGAGAGCACTTCCGTCGCCGTCTTCTGCGGCGTTTCCCCAATCAGGACACCCTTGGCATCGACACCGGTGATTGTACTCATCAGGTCCAGCTGTGTTCCGATGATGCCCGCGATGTCGTCGAAGGCGACAGTGAAGTTGCCGAGGACGGGCGGCTTGTATTCGGTCTTCTGGTCCGGCGAGGATGCGTTGTAGCACAGCAGCGGGTTGCGGTTGTATTCGAAATTCCTGTATCCGTCCTGGTATCCTTCGACAGAGCGCGGGTCCGCCACGAACACGTTCTTCGGTACCTTGGCGAGACGTTCGGCCAGCTGTGTGAAGGCCGCGTTGATCATCTTCTGGATAGGCGCAGCTTTCCGTACGATACCCATCCATACCGCCGTCTCGCCGTCACCGTCACCCACGTCCCAGCTTCTCTCGCCATATACCGGCACGACCGGCACACGGTCTATCGGGAGCGTGGTAGGCTGGTCGATGAAGTCCTTGTTCAGCATGCGGTAGACTTCGCACTGGCCCTCGTTCACGCGGAAATAGGTGACGATTGCCATGGTGTCGTCCGAGAAGTTCCCAGCGGTGTTCACCGGCGCCTTCTCGTCCTTGCCAGTCACCCAGTCCTCACCATACTTTGCACGGATCCAGGCCTTGGACCTGTACTCGACAATCGCGGCCTCTACGGCATCGCTGCCATCCATGGTCACGGAATCTGGGTCGTAATAGACATTCTCCACCTTCTCAATATTGTAGAGGGCCGGGACATCGACATACTCGCCACTCTCCGGGTCCATCACGCTCTCGCTTCCGAATGCCATATATGCGAGACCGAACGCCACCGCGTTGTACAGGGCGTCCTGTGCCGCACGGGCATTGGAACCGAATTTGAGGAATGCCTCGCATGCCGCGTCGGCATACTTGTCATGGTCCCAGAACTTGTACGGATAACTTGCGTACACATTGGCGGTTGCGTTTACACTGTTGCCGACAATGTTAACGGTACGACGGACACGGCCCGGATAAAGCTTGATGTCATCGTCATCCCACTGCTTGCCGGACAGGAACGTGCGGTCTTCCTTGATGCGGTCCACCTGCGTGGTCCTCTTTGTATTTGCGCGGCTTTCAAAGTCCTTCCACGCTTCAATGGCCTTCTCAATGTCAAGCATGCTAAAAACCTCTTTTCAATGGGAAAAGTAGGGCCGGTCTAACGGCCCGACAGTGCCTTCTCCGTGAGCATCGCCCTGTACTTGTTGACAATGCCGCGCTCGTATTCGTCAAGCTGGTCGTTCGCATCCAGTCTCGGGTCGAATTTCCAGTTGAGTGCCGCACTGGTGGCACCCGGCTTCCTTGCCATGAGCTGTTCGAATTCCCTCGTGATGGAGGATTCGCTGTCTTCCGGGCGGTCATAGCGTGCCATCACTGCACCGGTGGCGGCGGGCTTCGCGATGCCCAGGAGGGCCGCCTCCGTGGCGGTCTGTCCAGCTACCTTGGGCTGCGTGAAGTTTGCCTTCCACATCTCGAAATCGGGCACGAACTTGGAATCGTACTTCACGTCGAACCTGTCACCGAGACCGCTCACCATCGGGACGGATGCCTTGCGCTGAGACGCCAGGTACTTGGACAGTTCCGGGTAGCGTGCGAGCAGGTCGGAATAGCGTTCCGGGTCGATTGCGAGCGTCTTGATTTCCTCTATCGGGGAACCGTTCTTCCACAGGTACAGGATGTTCGCGATGTCGCGCCTGTCGCTTTCGGAACCCACGTCGCGGAGAGTGAACTCCGGCATGCCCTCCTTGGGCGTGTTGGCGAACGTGAACGGTTCCGGGTTCTTCTCGAAGAAATACTTGTCGTAGTCGATGAGGCCGTTGGCACGCATCTCCTTCAAGTTCTTCCAGTAGTCGAGCTGGCGCTTCACCGCAGGTGCCTCCGAGGCACCCACGTTCTCCTTCAAGGATCCTTCCAGGTTGGCAATCATCTCGTCTACGTTCGCCGTGAACGACGCGTCACGCAGCTTTGCCGGACGTGGATTTCCGTCGATGTCGTAGGCGCCCTTCTCGAACAGTGCCTGTGCCTGGTCGAACAGGGATGCCTCCTCCTTCGGGGCGAGCGTCATGCCGTCGTCCAGGATTTCACCCATCTTGTCAATCTTCTTGCGGGTAGCGTTCGACATCGGCCTGTTATACGGATTCGGGGTCTGCAGGTCGTCGATGATTTCACGCAACTGTGCCTCGGTGGTTCCCGTCATGTCGTCGGCGAACTGCTGTCCCATTCCGAGTGCCTCGCGGCCACTGTGGCCACCGACCTTGGCTCCCCTCAATACGCCCGTCGCTCCCCTGATTGCACCTCGTATCATGCGGGGTTCGGCAATCACGTTGGACATGGCACCGAGCACTGCCTCGGACGGGTACTCGTACCACCTTGCCCCGTTCTCCGTATTGATGCCGCGGTTAACCGCGTCAAACGTACCGCCAAGGCCTCCTGCGATTGCCGGCCCCATGAGGATGTCCTTTGTACTACGGATGCCCATGGGTGCCCTTGTGGCAAGTCCGCGACCTATGCCCGCGGCACCGGCACCGTACAGCGCGTTCACGCCGATGTCGCCACCGAGGGCGCCGATGTCGCCAAGGCCCATCTGTGTGAAACCGGAGGGACCGTTACCCCTCAGTGTCTGTTCCTTCATGCGCTGCGAGGTTGTGCGGAAGAACAGGTCGTTAATCTGTTTCTGCGCCCAGTCCACGGGATGGTCGGAGAACTTGACGTTCTCATACTCGTTGACCGCGTTGCGCCTGCCCTGGGATGTTGTTTCTGCCGACAGGAACTTGAGGAAGTCTGAAAGTCCCTGGCGGTTCTCAGCCTTCTGTGCATCGGTCGCGTTGTTCGGCAGTTCCTTCATGTACCCGGCACGGACGGCAGCCTTCCTGATTTCCGAGGAGGGCATTGTCATCCAGTTCTCCTTGGAGTTCGGGTCGATAATCCTGCGGAGCATCGCCTCGGACACGTTGAACGCATCGGCAAGGCCGGATACGTTCTTTCCGTCGGCCATGGCAATACGACCGGAAGCACGACCGAGGGAATACTCGGCACGCGCCTTCAGCTGCTCGATGGATGCACCGGGGTCGGCAGTGTACTCGCTGTCCAGTGCATGGGCCAGCTCCGGGTCCTTCTTGACCAGCGGACGGATGTATTCAGCAAATTCCTTGTCGTTCATTACCATGTCCTCTTGTAGTTGGTCTGGATCCAGTAGATTTCACCGTCCGAGCCCTGCTTGCGTTCGAACTTCTTGCCGTTCTTCTCGAACTTGCCGTCAACGTCAGCAATCCTGCGCTCCTCTCCCGGCAGGTCGTCATACCCGCTCTTGCCGGCCTGCTTGGCCTTCTTCTCCCACGCGGCGTATTCCTCGCGGCTCGGGGTGTCGTAGATGATCTTCTTCAGTTCCGGGTTGTCGCGCTTCTGCTGGTCGTCGAGCGCGTCCCACATTTCCTTGGCCTTGGACTTGGCGTCGTTGGAGGTGAACTTTCCGTTGCGGAGATTGTCGATGGATTTCAGGTACTTTCCAAGGTTGTCGGCAGTGTTGTCGGTAACGTTCTGCCTCATGGTCTGCGTGGCCCTGGCGGTACGGCCCTGGGACCTCCAGGCCTCGTTTTCGCCTGCGTTCACACGTTCACGATAGTCCCAGTATTTCTCCGGGTCCGCATCGTCCTTCCAGTATGTCTTTCCGTCCTTGCCCTGGTAGGTCATGGAATCGTAGAGGGATTTCTCGCCCTCGATTGTGTACTCGGGGGAATTGTCGTCCTCGGGAGCCCTGGTGGCCGTGGTGGTCACCCTGGAACCGAGGAACGGGTTCTTCTTGACAAACGCGTCACGCTTCTCCTCTGCGGCACGGAGGTTGTCCTTCAGTTGCTTGATTGCCCTGGTGTTGCTCGGGTCGGCATAGGCGAGTTCCGTCATGGCGGTACGCACGGCACTGTCGAGCTGTGCATACTGGTATTCCGCGTCGGAGATACGGTTCGCGAGCCGCTGCTTTTCCGCAGCCAGCTTCGTCTGTTCCCACTGGTTCCTGGTCTCGATACGGCCCAGGTGCTGCTGGGCGTTGCCCATGTCGCCGATACGGGCACGGTTGGCCGCAAGGCGCAAGTCGAGCGCGTTGCCCGTGGTGGAGCCTTCGAGGGTCGCGAGCTTCTGTTTGAGCTCTGCAATCCTCGCGTTGTTCTGTGCAATTTCTTCCTGTGCTGTCATCATGACTCCTTAGCCGGCAAACGCGCCGTCGTAATTCTTGCGGTTCCACCAGGACCAGCCCGGCTTCACCTTCAGCGGTTTTCCCTTGCGCTGGTAGGGGAACACTGCATGTCCTAAACTATCACTCATTATGAGTTCCTTCGCGGCCATGGAAGCGGCGTGCGTATCCGGGAACTGCCTGAACGTGTACCACCCGGACGGGTTGTTCTTGCTCGGCTTGCCGCGCCACTTGATCTCGATGCGTGCGTCAGGGGTGATACGGATTGCATGCACTGCGTCGGAATGCACGTGCATGTCGCGCCTCGGCCTGAAATCGTCCCAGTATGCGGGAACCTTGGCCTCTTCCTTGTAGCCCTGCTTGATGGCCTCGTGGGCCTGCTTCTGCGTCATTCCAGGACGGAGGTACTTGAACAGGGTGTCGTTGTGGAACTGCATGTTCTGCATGCGGGATGCATCGGAAGCGACCGACCGGTCAAGTCCCTTGTTGTGCGTTCCGTTGGCCATCTCGGTACGGACCACGTGGTCCTTCTTCGGGTACTCGGAGGCGCCGTACTGTGACCTTATGCGCATGATGTCGGCCTCGGTGAGAACCTTGCCCGGAGCCTGGTTACGCAGTGCCTGGCCCGGTGCACCCGGAGCACCTGTCACCGCTGGCGCATTCGCGGGCACCATCCTGGATATGGCGGAAAGGACGGTTTCCGATGGGGAACCCGCCGCTGTCCTCGCGTTCGAATAGCGCCCCGGCATTCCCATGAGGGAACCGAAGAGCGCGGCTTCGAGAATATCCTGGCTGGTAAGCTGGAAGGCCATCTGCTACCTCGTGCGTCTGTAATTCGCGGCCATCATTTCGAGGATGGGTGCCGCACTCACTCCCTGGTTCTGCATGCCCTGCATGTAGGCACCGTAACCCTGCATCTGGTTCTGGGCATCGTACTGGGGCGCCATCACCTGTGCCTGCGTGGCATCCATCTGTTGTTGCTGTTGCTGCTGTTCGGAAATGGCCTGCTGTTGCAGCTCGGCATTGCGCTGTTCGAGCGCGGCAATCTCCGCCTTGATAGCGGCGATGTCGTTCATGTTACCACCGAGCATATCGGCATATTCCTGGTTGGCCTTCCGGGTCTCGTAACCACGGAGGGCGCTGCCCCAGTTGGCGGCATCCTTGCGGATGGTGTCCTGGTAGGAACGGTCACCGCCCTTGATGGTGGGGATGGACTGGCCTCGGGCCCAATTGAACGTGAAAGCCATATTACTTACCTCCGAACCAGGAAGTCAGGAACTGTGCACCGGCACCGCCAAGACCACCCATCAAGTCCCAACCCGATGTTCCCTGCTGTGCGTTCGCCGTGCCTGCAATAGCCTGCGTCTGCGCATCGAGGACACCGGTACGGTTGGCGATACCTGCGCTCAGGGCGTCTGAGAGGCCGTTGATGTACTGGTTCCGGTCGTTTGCATAGGCGTTGACACCGTACTGGTCACGGGCAACCTGTGCGTTATAGTTGTTCCAGTTGTTCTGCGAGTTCAACTGGTACTCGTTCGCAGCCTGCTGGCGTGCCTGTTGCAGCCTGTTGTAGGCCTTCTCCCATTCCTGCGAAGTCTGGGCCTGGGCAGCCGCACCGAGTCTCGAATTGTAGTCGCTGGAAAAACGGGAACCGTTGGAAGCCGCGTTGTTGTTTATGGCGTTCAGGGCCGCATCGAGCCTCTGGTTCGCGGCAGGGTCCATGTAGTTGGAAATGTCGTCGCTGAAACTGAAACCCTCGTTCTGGTAGACCGGGGAGTTCAGGAACTTCTGGAGGGCGGTGTCGTAGTTCGCGGCACCCTGCCCGTAAGTCTGGGCGACGAGGTTCTTGTACTGCTGGATATCTGCAGCGTTGGCGTCTCCGGTAGATGTTGCAAGTCCCTTGATCTGGTTGTACGCATCCTCGGCACGCTCGGCATCGGCATTGTTGCCGAGCCAGTTTCCGACTGCGCCTGCTGCGGCAAGACCGCCTGCGATAATCGCTGGCCACATAGCCTAGTCCTCCTTCCCCTTCTTGGCGGGTTCCTTCTTGCATTCCTTTTCGTCCACCTCGGCCATGTCCATCCTGTCCAGGTAGTCGGATATGGCGGAGTTGAGCGCCTTCAGGTTCACGAGAATTTCCTTCTTGTCCATGGTAATAGTTCCTTTTACACTGTGAAAAGTAGGGCCCTACTGCACCCGTTCCAGCTTGGCCGGGTCACCGAACACCTGCACCTGCAAGAGCCCGTTCTCGGTGCACACGACGGCATCGTCGCCCGGCTTTATCACGAGCGCGGTGACGTTGCCCGACTTTCCGAAGAGCATCGCCGGCACCGGTATATTGACCCTGTACGGCAGTGCCTCCGAACCCTCCGAAACGACCTTCTCGAACACGGTGAAGAACGGGGTCATCACGATGTGCCACCCGTTGTCCGTCCGTTCGTCCCAGGCGCCCGTGAGCACCGTCAGGATGTCGATGTTGGGCGATGTCTTGTTGATTACTCCCGAGTACACTAGATTACCCCCGTCGTGGCCGAAATGCGCTGCGAGCATGCGGTGAGTTCGAGCGAGGTCGGGTGGCTGTATGTCAGCTTTAACACACACAACCTGTTGTACCCTAGGGAATGGAATCGGACACGGTGGCTGTAATCACCGGTTCTTCCCATCTTGCAGGACCTCACGTGTCCCCAGGTGTTGCCGCCGTCCTTCGATACTTCCAGGAGCAAATCCGGTTGAAGGGTGTAGTCAGACCAGCATCCCACGTTGCATTCCACTGCGAGCTCGTCGAACACGAACGGACGGCCCTCGTTGACAAGTACGGAACCCTGCCTGTGACGGATCATCGGCAGTCTGTTCTGGTCGGCAAAATCTTCAAACCAATACGAATCCGTGTGCTCGTACATGCACCCGTCATTGCAGAATGCGATGAACTTGCCCTTGAACCAGGAAATGGAGGATACACGCCACCTGGTCTCGTCGCCGGTGTTGAACACGCGGGACGTACGCTGGTGCCATTCCTTGGTCTCGGTATCGTAGACCCATGTCTCCTGCAGATTCTGTAATTGGAGGACATAGAAGTTGTGGTCCGATACCGCATATGCGAAACCGAATGCGCTGTCGCCCGTTTCGCCGAGGAGCTTGTCATCAAGCCATTCTGGGGAAATCTTGGTATATGTCTGCCCGGAAACCATGAGGATTCCCTTGGCATATGATTCACCGCTTCCTAGGTAGTACAGTGTAGAACCGCATATCGCGATGGAATCGGGTGCCTGGATACCGTTCGACGCGTTGGCCGTGTAGGACTGCCTCTGCCACGTCGCGTCCTTGCCGGAACCTCTTTGCCAGATTTCGATCGTCTTGTATCCGAAAAGATACAGGCTGGCGCCTATGGCCCGGATTGCCCGGACGTTATCGGAACTTGCTTCCGAGTTAAAAAATTGCTGGACACCCATGTTATCATAGAACATGTAGTCGAATGCATCCACCTGTTCCTTCATCACCTCGTACGGGTTGTTCGGATTGTAGACGGGCTGCATCTTGCCGTCCACTTCCTGCATGACGAAAACCTCGCGGGTGTCGTTGTTGAGTGGATAGGGCACGCTGTAATAAAGGAAACCGCTCGTACGATCATTTATGACGACCGATCCCGCGACGCAGGCCACGCATGATGGGTTAATTTGTCCGCCCTCGCCAGTGACACGTTCAGGCAGCGTGATGCGCCTGAGTGCACCGCCTTCAATCAGGTTGTATGCCCACAGGTTCGACCCGTCCGCAACCAACAAATAAGGATTGATTCCTCCCGTTTCGGCGAAGCATATGCGCCCGGTCCCCGGTGCCACCTTGCCCACCTGTCTCACGTTGTCGTTCCAGTCAACCATGTAGAGGGTGGACCCGAATACGACGAACAGGTCTTCCTGCTGGTTCTGTGACCCGAGACCGACGGAGGAGACATAGGAACCGCGGCACTTCGCGGTACCGGAAATCCTGCGCATGAACTTGATGCCCGGCACGCTCGCCAGGTACTGGTTCTCGGCGTTGATTTCACGGAACATGTTGCACGACCAGGAGCTTCCCATGACTGCGGGATGCTTGCCCCTGTTCGTACCCGGAGATATGAGGTAGTTGGAAACTCTTGTCGTGGAAGCCATTAGATGTTCACCCCGTTTGCAAAGTCGTTATACGGAGAACGCCAGTCGCCGGTGATGGTGCCCATGGTGAGCATTCTCTGGCTTACGGTGTTGCGCTTGATGAGGTTCTTTGCCGTCTTCAAGTCGGTCTCGGTCTCGGCCTTCTTCTGGTCCGAGAGGTTATGGAAATTCGCAAGTCGCCAGCACAGGCCGGCAAGAAGGAGCTCGTTGTACAGGTCGGACAGGTAGATGGTGTCGTCGAGCTTGTACGTCTTCAGAGTTGAATTGTAGAAGACTACCACCTTGTCACGCGGGTTGCCGTCGAGAGTGAGGATGCCCACCAGGCGTTCGCCGTCCGCGACCGGTTCCGTGTCGGTATCGTAGGTCCACTGGCACGCGGTCACTTCCGGAGGCACCATGGACATCTGGAACAGGTTGCCGTTCTGCAACGGGACGAGCCTGTTGCCCAGGCGTCTTGCCACGCCTTCCACGGTCTGCATCGGCTCCATGTCAACCACGTTCGGGTCGGCGACTTCGCCTTCGAGCAGCTTCTTGAACTTGATGACCCTGCACGGAGGGCATTCGACAGTCTTCTGGGACATCGCCAGGAAGCCTTCCGAATTGAGCTGGGAAATGAGCCTGTTGAGCTCGGTGCAGGCCGCAAGGGCCATGTTGCCATCGACGGCCTCACCGAGTCCGGTCATGGTCAGGGACTCGTATGCCTGCTGGATTAGGGTATTGACTGCAATCATGTAAAACCTCTTTCGTATGGAAAAGTAGGGCCAGCAACAAGAAGGGCCCCATTGCTGGAGCCCTTGGTTGCAGGTTGTTGAGACTTGTCGCTTACTTCTCGATCAGGATCAAGCAAGCTTCGCGAGGTTCAAACAAGGAGGCCGCATAAGTCGAGTCGATTCGGAACATCTTGTTCAAGTTTGTCCCATCGCCATACATACGGAGCTTCAGGTTCGAACCGCCCACGCCGGCCACGACTTCGTCCTTTTCGCCAGGGAGAACATCGAACTGGTACGTGTCGTAGCAGAAACATTCCTTCGTACGGACTTCTGCGATGACGTAGTCAGTGTCGGCCTTCAGGGCGTAGGTGAGAGTGAGCGTGGAGGTACCGGAAGCAACCCATGCGTTCGGGTTGTGGCAGGCCTTGCCGTCGATGGTGATGCGGAGCGGGCTGATGTAGCCAACCGTACCGGCAGCGTTGACATCGATAACCACGATCTGCACAGGAACCGTGGTCTGGATTCCGCTGGTGTCAACCACATTCAGGCCAGCAACGTTGAACACGGCGCCCTTGTGGAGGTTGGTACCGGAAATCTGGGTCACAGTTTCGAAACCGATGGTGTTGCTGGAAGCATCGACAATCGGGGTGAGGGTGATTGCACCGGTAGCGGCAGTTGCGGAAGTGTGGATGGTCGGAAGGTCCGGGGATTCCACCCAGCCGGCAGTCGCGTACTTACCGATGGCGTTCTCGCCATAGATGTCCATGAACTTCTTGTCGGAAGTGATGAACTTGTCGGAAACGGCCTTGTCGGCGATTTCGGCCTGCACTTCCGGATCAAGGAAGCCAACGAGGGCCGGGGAAAGGGCGAGCTTGCGGAGCTTGGCGGTAGCACGGCCAAGGACACCGAAGTCGGCACCGTCGAGCGGGTTCGTGGTCTTCGGGGCAACGACGGCGGTCATGGCCTTGAAGATTTCGTGTTCCACGATCTTCTTTTCCTGTGAACGACCGAGAGTTTCGGCGAACGGGATTGCGAACTGGTCGCGGAAGGATTCCACGTCACCCATGCGTTCCCACGGACCGAGCACGTCGGAGACGTTGTCGTTGTCGAGGAACACGGAGGTCTCGATTTCATCCACCGGAGTCGGGTCAACGGTAACGCCGTTCACGACCTTCGGACGACCGGGAATGTAGAGCGTGAAAGAACGTCCATACTTCTTACCTTCGAAGTCGGACTGCTTCATCTTCGAGACGGAAGACTTGGTAAAGATTCGCTGGTCAGCCACATTGGCTGCGACCATCTTGACTTTCTTGTTGTTGGAGAAAGTGTTTGTGGGAGTGGCAACGCCACCGTAGAAGTTAGGCATGATGATTTCCTTTGTTCGCCACGCCTGTCAGGCGTTTTCTGCATGCGTGGACAAGTGAAGACCGGGCATCCTGTCCAGTCGGTTTCTGTTCCTGTTTGTCCCGTGCGTTCGGGGCTGTCTCACGCATGTCTGGTTGGCCACCAGTCGGCGAAAAGGAAAAAGGGTAGCAAGGCCTTTTGCCTCTCTACCCTAAATAGTAGGACATCGTTATTTTTAGATGTGTCTGCCCTTGCGGCAGAAGTTGATGAGGTCCTCGTCGGAGTTCCAGATGGACGGTGTTGCCGCCCCTGCGCCCCCTGCGCCCGGCTTGCCGATATGGGGCATCACGGACCTCGGCTGTTCCTGTTGCTGCTGTTGCTGCTGCACCTGTGGCGCCTTCAGTTCGCGGGCCATGTCGTGCATCTCGATGACGCACGCCATCGGGTTCCCGGCACGTCCCATGACACGCATGAACGCGGCCTTGTCCTGCAGCATGGCATTGAGGACACGCGGGCCGTCTGGATCCGTGAACACGAACTCGCGCACTGCCGGGGCCTGGTCGAGGACATCGGCGAGGCCGTTCGCGGTCGCCTTGGAAAGCTGCGCCTCGAATGCACCGCGTTCGTTCTCGTCGGTAAAGCATGCCGAGCAGTTGGACTTGAAAGTCTCGGCCTGTTCGGCAAGGCGCTGCTGCACCTTGGCCTGTTCGGCCTCGGCCTGCTTCCTGGCCTCTTCCTGCTTGCGTGCCTCCTCGTCACGGCCTGCCATGATTTCCTTGACACGCTCGTCGGTAAGGGCACGGAGGAACTCGTCGTCGGTGTCGAACATGTCCCTGGTAAGGACCTGCTTCGGCTCCTGCTTCTTCATCGAGTTCTTCAGTTCGTCAATCTGCTTCTGGAAGTTCCCGGTGAGTTCCTGGATGGAGGCCTCGTACTTCTCCTTCTGCTTGGTGAGCTGCCTCTGGAACGCATGCTGGGCCTTCTCTTCCTTTGTCAGAGTGGACAGGTCCGGCTTTGCGGGTTTCGGCGGTTCCTGCTGTTGCTGCTGGTTTTCCGCCGGCTGTTCCTGGGGTTGTCCCTGGTTCTCGACGGGCTGCTCGACAGGCTGTTCCTGGGGCTGTTCCCGGTGTTCCTCCGGTTGTTCCTGTGGCTTTTCGACAGGCTGTTCCTGGGGCTTGTCCTCGGGCTGCTCGGTCGTCTGCTGTGTTTCCTGGGGCTGTTCCTGGCTCGCCCCCGCCATCTCCTTGCGGATGTCCTCTTCGATCTGTTCGGAATATGACATGTCTATCTCCGTTTGTTAAATCTCGATTTCGCCATAGAAGTTCGCCACGATATCGGCGTCCTGGATGGGAACGTCCTCGTGTTGACGCTTCGAGCGTGAATTCTTTTTCAGTATGTCAGTGATTGCGTTCCGGCCCGCCATTGACAGGTAGCGGATGATTTCCTTGGGTTCGCGGTTCAGGTCCACGCGGTCGATGTACTTGGACACCCCGAGCACCACCTCGCTCTTGAAGTCGATGTCCTCGGCGAGTTCGTGATACAGCTTGCGTTCGCGCACCATTGAGCCTATGGACCAGGCGGCGATGGAATAGATGAACAGGCCCAGCTGTTCGTCCACCTGCGCACTGGCCGTGCCTTCGCGGCGCATTACCAGGGCCTCCTTCAATGCGCCAGCGTATTCGGTATTCTTCAAAACATCTCTAAGGTCGCTTCTCGGCATCTCTCAACTCCCTACAAGCCGTCTCGTTCATGAGGTCAAATTCCTCCCTCGTGACCCGGCCCTTGAAGAAACTATTCCAAATCATGTCCGTGTTGCACACCATCGGCCTGTGCTCGTAAATCGAGCACCGGTTGTCCTCCGACAGGTACCGGCACACACCGTCTCCCCGGTCCAGGCTGTGCTTCACCAGGCCCACCCGGCGACAGCACGGAGCATTGCATCCATCGCAGTTTATAGGCATCCATTACCCCATCATTGAAGCGTATCGTTGCTGTGTGGCCTTGTCGAATTGCTTGGTAGGGCCGTTGTTGATTGCCGGGTCATCGCCGGAGTATCTTTCCATACAAGTTAACGCGGCAGCGTCCCCGATATCAGGGGACATATGGATCAATTTTCTAAGTTCTTCCTTGTCAATAAGTTGGAGCCTTCCGCGCTTGTTCCTGAACCACGTCACGGTGCATAGCTGCTGCCTGAGGTGTGCACACACGTCGGCACCGAGGAGGTTGCCGTCCGCATCGTATATCGTCGTTTCAGGCAGGAATCCGATGTGCAAACCGTGCCTCACGTACCATGCGAGGTTGAACCAGATTTCGGCTCTGCGGTTCTCGTATTCCTTCTCGTTGCCCTCGGAGGCCCTCTCGCCGAACGCCACCTGGTTGCACGGCATGTGGTATTTCAGGATGTTGTAGACGTATTCCGACCAAGCGAGGTCCATGTTGAGCTCGCTAATCGGGGTGCGCTTGTGGAAGTCCAGGATGTACCTGACGACGGCCTCGTGGTCCAAACCGTGGAACTCCTTCATGTCGAGCACACGGTTTCCCCTGCGCACGAACCATCCGAACGCATCGCGCTCCGCAGAACCCTTGGCGAGGTCGAGGCCCGCTATGACCCTCGTGTCCGACGATGGGGCCGCATACGACGGGAACTCGTCGTCGTGGAGGAGGCAGTTGTCGGCCCCGTTTAGCATGATTTCGGCGAGGAGTTCCTGACGCCGCATTTCCGGTGTCTGGACGGACCGCTCGATGATGTTCAGCTGCTGCGGAGTCAGTGTCCAGTTGTCGTACGTGGTGGCCTTGATAATCTCCCAGTCCTCGGATCCTTCCATCTTGTGTGCGAAGCGGTGGTTCCACAGTGAGGTTGCACGGGGAGTTGTTGCGCCGAAAATGAACGGATCGACGACACCGGGGCCACGGAGGCACGGTCCCAGAATATCGAGACAGTCGAGAGGCGCCATTGCAACCTCGTCGAGCAAAAGTCCGGATATCCTGTCGAGGCCACGTCCGGTACTTTCCAGCGCCTCGTAGCTCGTCCCGTACAGTGTAAAATCCTTGTAGGTCGCACGTATCGGGTTCATGCAGAAGTTCACTACCCCTTCCAGCTTGAAATCGTGTACCCGGTTCCTCACTTCCTTCATGAGGACATCTCGCAGTGCGTCGTACTTCTGTGCTGCAATGATGAGGTTCTTGCCCTTCAGGAGGTTGATGAGTGCAATTAAGGAGAGAGTGTACGTCTTGCCACTTCCGCGGCCCATGACCGCGAATGTAAACGGATTTTTACTTTTTAGCATCCGTTTCTGGTAGGGGAGCAATTTTACGTGGAACTCTTCCAATACATTTCCTTGGCCTCTTCTTCCGTGAGGTCTTCGAGGATAAGCTTTACGGTCGCATCCTTCTTGACGTTCGCCTTGGCGTCAAGTGCAATCTTCTGCGCCTGTGCATCCGGGCTCTGGTCGTGATGAAGTCCGACGATACGGAGCGCCTTTTCTATGAGAGCCATCTGCTTGTCGTCGGACATCTGCCACGCCTTCACGATTTCGTCGCCCAGGTCGAGCTTGGTGGTCAGTGCCATGAGCATCTGGTTCCTCGCGTCCTTGCGTGCCTTCTTGGCCTTGGCTGCGCTAATCTGCATGACCTTTGCGTTTTCGTGGGTGAAGGGGCGCCCGCGCGGTTTCTTCTTTTGCGATTTCGTTGCGCTAGGTATGGGGATTTCCGGCGCGTCCGCGATGTTTTCCGGAAGTTCCTGCTCTGTACTCATTTGCCTACCCTCATTCGGTACAGTTCCTGCAGGATTGCCCGGTAGAAACCGATGACGTTGTTGGGCGCGATCCACCCGTATTCCTTCTCGAAGCCTTCCCGCCAGTCGCCCACCGGGGCCGGGCCGGGAACCTGCCTGTCGTCGAGTACGGGCGTGCCGAGCATCTCGTCGCGGTACTTTGCCTGCATCTTGTCCATGGTCTCGACGGTCATCTTCCTGGCCGGTTCCTTGAACTGCATGTCGAGTGGCGAGGCGAACTTGACAGGAACCTGCTCGTCCTTCAACGGAGTTACTACTTTCTTGGTCTTGGATGCCATAGGTGCTCCTTTGTTCACATACTTGAATAGTAGGGCAAAATCGCCCTTCCCGCCGGTAAAACTATCACATTTCGTACATTTTTCGTACAGGAGCGCGGCAGAACCCTTATTTTGCGCGTACATTCCATGATTAGCGGGTCCCTTGCTGTCCCGACCGGCACCCCAGGACCCCCGAAATCTTGCCAAAATCGCCATGTATTTTTATCATTTAAAGTACATCATTGAAAATTCGTGCGGAAATTCGTGCGAAAACCAACTACGTGCTATCAAAGAGGACACAAACGATGCACAAGATATCCTTCACGATTGTTCGCAAGAACAAGTACAAGAACGCGCCCTGGTACATCAGGCGACGCGAGACCGGCGAGAAGCCCATCGACATCAACCTCGAAACAACGGACCGGAAGGTGGCCGAGATGGAGCTCATGAGGGTGAAGCTCGCCCAGTCCGAAGGGAGCACCGATCCGCTCGGCGCCCTCTCCGTTCGCCAGAAGTGGGCCCAGGAGCCCGTTTCGAAGCCGAGCGGGGTGTTGGAGCAGTGGGAGGCCTGGATGGCCCTGGAAGGCTTCCGCCCGTCAAGCATAAGCAAATATACAAGGGCGGTGCGCATGCTACTGGACGGGAAGTCGGTGGCCGACCTCACACCGGACCTGGTCCGCAACATCATGGCCCGCACCGTGAACTTGAAGGCCAACACCAGGAGAGGGTATGCGGATTCCCTGCACAGGCTCTTCGACTACCTCAAAAGGCCGGACCTGGTGGAGTGCCTGCCCCACATCAAGACCGAGATCACCGACCGCACCGTATGGACACGCGATGAAATGGAGGAGATAATCATGTGCGTGTCCACGAAGAACGCAGCAAGAACGGAACAATACCGGCAATACTTCAAGATGATGAGCCGTATCGGTTGCCGCCAGGGCGAGTGCTACGAGCTCAGGTGGGTGGATTTGAACCCGGACACCGGCGTCATACATTTCAGGGCTGAAACGACGAAGGCCAGGAAGGAGAGGTTCTGCCCATTGCCCACCGACCTCTGGGCCGAACTGGAAGTGCGCCGTGGGCGCCCGGAGGAGTCGATGTGGCCTGACATAGGCCATGACCAGGCGACGCGCTTCCAGGCCCTCTCCTATGCAATCAGGAAGGCGGGTGTGAAGCGGGGCGGATTGCACACATTCCGGCACAGCGTGTCAACAATCCTTTACCGGCAATCCGGATGCGACATCCAGTTGGTCAGTCGCATGCTCGGGCACAGTCCGCAAATCGCGATGCAATACTATGTCCATGGACAGAGTGTCGAGGACATGCGCAAGCTGGTGGATCCGTAGTGCTGAAAATTTCCTGGGGCAATTCCTATAAAAGTATAAATATCTAAAGTATATAATTTTTTCTTTTTTTTCCCTAATATAAGATATAGTCTACAATAACTACATAACTACAAGATATTGAAATTGGCTGTTTTTATATCAAAAACGCCAATTTTTTGTAGTCAAAAGCATGACTACAAAATTGACTACATGACTACAAAGGTGTAGTCGTTGTAGTTGACTACAAATTGACTACAACTACAAAATTGACTACACCCCAATTTTCGCATGTTTGACTACATTGACTACATTGACTACAACGACTACATTGACTACATTGTAAATTCTCGTTAACATTACAATTTTTTTATCCGAAGGTATTGCTGAAGCATTTTCCTTTTGTTATGTTTGAAATACGACCCGATGAGGTCAAGCCTGAGCATGAGGGCTCGTCACCCCTTCACAATTCGACGGCATGCCGGGCCGCGCCTGTGAGCGCTTCAAAAAATTTTCCAAGACTTATAAACAGTAGATGCGACGGGATTCTCCCTTCACGGTTCCCGTTCCATTGGAAGACTTTATAGGTCAGTATGACCGACGGGTCCGCAGGGTGAAGGCTGCGGGCCCGTTCCTTTTAAGGGGATTTTTATGAAAAAGACATGGTTTGGCGAACAGGGCGACAGGGAATTCAACTTCATGGAGTACCTGCACAGCAGCCATTTCGCCCAGGACTTCCTTCCGGTGAGGACCGGCGAGGACGAATTCGAATGGACTGAAATGACTGCACAGCGCGGATGGGAGATCGAATTCCTTAACGGCATACCGTTACATGTTAAGTCTATAAAAAGGCGCACCGGCACCGCGGATGAGTTTGCCCGGTTCCTCGGAAAGGCGTTTGACGGTGTAGACGCCAGGGATATAGTTTACTTCCTGCAATGCCTTCCGGTTGTGGATAGGAGATAGTCATGGACCAGGAACAGATATTGAAGGTCAGGGAAGCGCTCGGTAAGCAGGGTATAACGTTCAAGGCAGACGGTACCGGGCTCAAACAGAAGGATATCAGCACGGCAAGCGTGGTGGCGAGCACCATGGGCATCGATCTCAACGAATATATAGATGCCGAGAAGAAGCTCAGGGCGACCGCACAGGTATCCGCGGACGTTCCCGCATTCATCCCGAGCTGCTATTCCAGGAAACAGTTTGTCCATCCTATTCTCGATGACGCACAGCTGTGGGGGACAGGCGACCGCACATGGTTCGGGACGCGGTTCATGTTCGCACGCGACAGGCTCGACGGAGCCCCGGTAATGTTCATCAAGATGACAGCCACCAAGTATTCTGCGGTACCGCTCATGAGCTCCAAGTCCCAGATGAGGGCCGTCATCTCTTCCATCCTTTCGAACAGCGAGCCGAGTCACTCGGGATACCAGAACCTGCTCGACGAACTCACGAACGGTATCGACAAGTCGTTCGCGTACGTGCTCGCCAGGTTCAAGGCCAAGGAATTGAAGACAGCGGACGACCTGGCGCGTGAACTGCTGCAATGGATACCGTCCTCCATGATAAGGACTTACCCCATCCAGATGACAGTCAAGGCGACCGCGGTCGGCGAAAGCACTTACAGTGTTCCCGAGAAGGCGTACTTCGCCAAGGACGGGGTTAAAGTCGATGCGGTGACACACCTCGTCGAACACTTCGACATGCTCGCGGGGATCAAGGAACTGTGTCTTCCCGGTCTTCCCGAAATCTACTCGAACGATTCCACCATCCCCGCACTTCACTGCCTCAACCTTGACGACATTGCGGTACAGGGGCCTCACCCGACATGGGACGAATACTTCGCAAGGTTCAGGCCGGAGGAGGCACAGGTCATCCGGGCGTTCATCTGGTCGATTTTCGATGCCACCAACAACAGCAGACAGCTCCTCTACATCGAGGACCGTGACGGTTTCTCCGCTAAGTCCGTGTTCATGCGGGTGCTCACCAAGAACCTGGGCAACGGTCTTGTCGCGGCAATCCAGAAGGACTCGCTCTCGAACCAGTTCGGCCTCGCGAAACTGTGGGACAAGCGTCTCGTGTACATCGGCGACAATAAGAACCCGAACCTCATCCGTTCCGAAAAGATGCACATGCTTCTCGGTGGTGACCTTGCCGATATCGAACAGAAGGGCAAGGAATCTTTCACCGCAAAGTTGAACGCCAAGGTTATCGCCTCCGGCAACATCAGCCTGGACATCGACCCGCATGCCCGTCACGAACGCACCCGCATTATCGTGGTGAAGCCGCATGTGACCGACGAGCTCATGAAGAAATTCGTGCAGCTCGACGAGAACGGAAACATCGTGCGCGACCGTGAAGGCGAGCCGCAGTTCCTCGGTGACAATTCATTCGAGCCCAGACTGGACGCAGAGTTCAAGGCAATGATGTGGGATGCACGCGAGGACTACAAGAGACTGTGCCCCACAGGTTCTTCCATCGTTCTACCGGATTTCATGATTGAGGACCTCTACAATATGTCTTCCAGTGAACTCGATGCCGTGGATGAAATCGTGGAACGCTACTTCGTCATAGGAGAAAAGGAATATACCCATCCGGGCGATCTCCGCCGCGAGTTCAACAAGGCGTGCGATGCGCTCGATGCCGATGTCAAGTTCGACGACTTCCTTGTCCATATCGCGAAGAAGTACAAGGTATCCAAGAAATCCTACCGCCCGGCAAACTGCGCCAAGGTATATGTCGGCATCGGCATCAACAGCATGGGCATCAAGGAAGTCGAGACGGATGCCGCGGACCCGATGAAACCGAACTTCAACGGATTGGTATAGTCATGAATTTCCTGTTGAAACAGAACCAGTTCTGCAAGCACATGGTACCCTGCTCCATCACGAGCGAGGACTGGATACGGATGTTGAAGCAGCCCCCTGTCTTCTCCGACAAGGGAAAGGCGCCACTGGCCATCTACGGAACCATGGCGCCCCATCCGGAACCGGTAGAGGTGCGTGGGACTATGCGCCCCAGGTGTACCGGGGAAAACGTGGAAAGCATCTATGCTTTGCAGCTCGACTATGACAACGGGTTCTCCATCCGCGAGTTCTGCGAGACATACTGGAAGTTCCGTTTCACCCTCTATACTTCATATTCCTATGGGTTCAAGGAAGGTGACCGGTTCCGCGTGATCATGCCCCTGGCAAGTCCCATGCCGTGCTACCTGCTGAACAACAAGCGTGTCCGCAGCAACCTCATGTGGCATTTCCCCAACGTGGACGAGTCATGTACCGTGCGTGGGCACTGGCAAATTCTTCCGTGCATCCGCGCCAAGGGCTCCCCATACCTGTTCACACAGAACAAGGTTGGACTCATGTGGGGTGGAGATGATTACTGGAACGACTATGCGCGATGGGTGAAGGAAGACGAGGCCGAGTTTACCCGGCGCCGTGAGGAGGCCAAGGCGAACCCGAAGGAAGTCAATGTCGAGGAACTCTTGCAGAAGATGCAGGAGGAACTTGAACAGATACCGGTCGGGCAGGGACAGCGCCATTCAGCGGCAAAGCGCATACTGACGAAGTATGCGCACCTGGGACTGATCGACGTTCTCTGCACTGTACCTTGTCCGTGGCCCGACAAGAAGTGGGAACGGGAATGGGCGAACCTGGTATCATGGGTCGAGGAGAATGTAAAGATTATTTAACAATTTATTTTATCAAGTTGGTTGCCATTCGCATTTTACAATGCTACATTCGTAAATGCAAGCAAGATGATAGCAAGCAAATCCAGCAAATACAAGGCGTAGAAAAGCAATCTGTACGAATTTTTAACAAGACGAGAAACAAGACAAAAACAAAAGGAGTTTATTATGTCGATGTTTACTGCCCCCGAAGTTTCTGCAAGTGGAGACTTCACCCCACTGGAAGATGGTTGCTACGAGGCCATCGTAGTCGGTCTCCGTGGTTTCACCGGTACCAAGTACCAGAGCGACGAGCCTGAGGACAAGATGCAATTTGTCTTCCAGGTACAGGATGGAGACGGCGTTCTCCACTACTTGACCACCAAGCCGCTCACCAATGTCCTCAACGACAAGAGCAATCTGTTCAAGGTGCTCAATGGCATCACCGGATATGGTTTGGATAAATTCCCTGTCGGCTTCATGTACACTCAACTCGTGAACAGCGAGAAGCCTGTAAAGTGTCAGCTGACTGTGAAGACCGCCCAGTCCAAGAAGGACCCGAACAAGGTATTCAATGAAATCGACAGCTACCTGAAAGCAAAGAAGGGTCAGAAGACCGCGTTTGTTCCTGACGACAAGGCTCCTGCCTGGTTGAACCAGAACTGCAAGGAAGTCTTCTGGATCAACGGTCTGAGCTTCCTGCCTCCGCAGGAGAAGACCCAGAATGCCAAGGCTGCCATCCCGGAAGCTCCGGCGACACAGCTCGGGAATTCTTCCGCCTTCTTCGGTCAGCCGCAGAACCCGACGAACCCGCAGTTCGCCCCGGTCCAGCAACCGAGCCCCTATGTGGCCCCAATGACCAAGGCACAGCAGGTTGCCGAACGTCAGGCCCAGCCCGGCCAGTACGTGCCGCCCGCGGCCCCGGCTCCGCAGCCCGTGTTCGGCCAGGCACCGGTTGCGGACGATGACGGAAATGACCTCCCGTTCTGAACAAACTAACAAAAGCCCGGCCCCACCCTGTTCTGCATAATTGGGTAAATTCTGTATAGGGGCCGGGCAACCATTAGTGGCCCAGTGTATGGCTTGTACCGAGGCTTTTCGACATGCACTGGGTCACAAAAATTCTAGTTCGCCCCGTCCGCCTCTCTATCCTACTGCTTTCTGATCCAGGGCGGGCGGGGCCTCTCTTAGGAGGCGTGGATGCCCCTTGTGTGCTTTAATCCTAATACTTTCAAGGGCGAGCCGGTGGATTGCTCACCGGCCGCACGGCGCCGCGCTGAATTTAACTACAAATTAAACAACCTACAAAAGATGGGACTCAGCAATGAAGAAATTGCCTCTGTGTGTCACCGCGATTATTTTCACGCACTTTGCGATGAAAATCGCTCGAAAACTAAAACATCCTGAAAAACTCACAAAAGAAGAAACTTATAGAGCCATGTGCGATGCCCGTAAGCAATGGCTTCAGGAACATCAGCCGAAGCGCCCGGTCGCCAAAGTTGACGCACGCCTGATGAGGAGCGACCCGAGTGCCGCACTTGCATCCATCGGGACCGTTGCCGACCTTGAAGCTGCTCTGCGCCCATACCGGTCGCCTGACCAGGCAGACGCGATGGCTATGGCCATAGGGAGCTGCAATGGATAGGAAGCCCGTCAAGATCGACTGGGGGAACTTGCGCCACGACGAGGAGCTGGACAAGCTCCTTGAGCCTACCCACCCCATCGGCAAGGAGTTCGCCCGGAATGCCGAGAAGCAAATCTTCTCGTTCATGCTGGAATGGAAAGTCTGGAAAATCTACATCTGGGACGATTTCCATTCGGAGGGCAGCAATGCCAGATGGGACTGGTGCTTCGCACCCATCAAGCCCGAGAACAAGGCGTGTAGAGAGCACAACTTTGCGAACCTTATTGCAATGGACGACTGGCATTTTGACCGCCTCGTGCGCCGGCTTCCGAAAAGTCCGAATGAGGACATCGTGAGGGCATGGCGCGAAGAGATGAGAAAGGACCCTCTCGTCATTCAGGCGGCAAAGGCGGAGGCGCCACCGATGGATTGGAGCGATTGTGAATACGACCCTGATTTAATCAAAAAGGAACTGCTATGACACAAGACCAGAAGACTGAACTCGAATATCTCATCGACCTCCTGCGCGAGGCCTCAAAGTGGAACGTAGACCAGGGGGACGATGCGCTTAGACTCGAAGTGGACCTACGCATTAACAACATCCTGAATAGCGTGGAAGTCGAAGACGAAACCAAGGTGCCTGCTGAACCGGACAACCTACCCACGGAAGACGAGGCCCTTACGGGTGACGAGCACCTGGCCTCTGTAGAAAAGGTAAGCGAAGCCCGCAGCAAGTGGGAGCGGGACAAGGTGCGCGTATATATCGACGGCAAACACGTATGGAAACCCCGTGCAGAGTGCGTGAAGCAGCCACGTGATAACAGCAAGGGTGGGGCACCTTGGAAATGGGTGTGGAATAATCCTAATTCGCCAACAGTTGAGGAAAATTTGCCAACTAAGGACGAGCAGGTCGAGGCCATGTGGGCGGAGCATGAACGATCTTGATGACCCCATTCTCGACGCGCTCCGCAAGCGCATAGACGATATCGCGGAAATGTGCCATGCGCATATAAAGTCGTGGGAGCCTGATTCGTGGATCAGGTCCGTTCGGCTTTTCAATGAACTTGCGAAGCCATATATTGACGCGATGTGCGAATACGTTGCCACGCGGCCTAAGTTCGCCTTCCCGGTTGCATGGTGCAACTCTGTGGAGGACCTGGTGCCGGTGGGAGAAACGGAGAATTACTTGAATTGACGCGCGGCCCCCGGTGCATAAGGTTATTTAGCTGCAGATACATGGGCTCGAAACCCATGGCACCGGGGGCAATTTTTAAATCATTCCGTTACTGACAATTTTCAAGGTGCAGTCATGACGAGCAATCTCGGTGACTGCACTTTCTGCTTTACGGGAATCCGTGATGGTGTCGTTCACCCGACCAAAGCCAACGAGCAAACATCCCCGCGAGTCCTTGGCCGTGTTGCCGGCATGGATGCGAAACCCACGCTGCATCTTTACCTTGTCATTGAAAATGAGGGGCAATTCGCGACCGAAGGTTGGTGACTTGCTTACATTCAGCCTGTAGTCCCCATATGGCAACAAGTATTTCTTGTTTTCCAAAGTGTCGCAAATTTTTTGCCCACCAACCAGGAGAGACCCGAGCACTGCATCCCCGATTATGTTGTCTCGTATTAAAATCATTTCTACTTTCCTCCGTTCGCCTATCGCCTGCCGGCACCCCAGCAGATAGGCCATGCTGTTCTTGTTAACTTGTATGTTGTTCTCCATGCAGCTTTCACAGTAGTCCCAGAATTCCGTAACACGCTCATGATTTATGTGATGCATGTTGTCCGGAGTTCGCATCCACACCTGGAGCGAGGCCCTGGCGTTCTTGGCCTCGGACTCGTCTGCGACATATCGCAGCACCCTGGCATGGTCCAGGATGTAGGCACGTTTTTCATCGGCGTGCCGGTCATATGAGCTCATTGCGGGTTTCACGTATTTTTCAAGATACGTGTTTACTGTTCGGTAGAATACGCTATACACAGCTGCGCGAACATTTAAATAGAAGCTGTATTTTCTATTATAGCGTTTGTCCTTCAACATCCGCATGAAGCACCTGACAGCGGCCATATCTACCTCGGCGATAACTTCTGACCACTCCTGATAAGTGAGTGTAAGCCCGTGGGAAGCGGCCTTGTTACGATAGACTATCGTGTTCGTGTGCACACAGGACCAGAGGTTCTCCCAGGCGGTCTTGTTGGGGTCTAGGAGCCACATATGCGCTTGACCTCCTGTATGCATAGGTCATCCTCGTACTCATGCAATGCCGCATAGTTCTTGGATTCGAACTCTGCCCTGTCAGCCGGGTCATATAAGTCGTAGCAGAGCGCGATGTAGAACATGGAATTGTCTTCCAGGTAGTTGGTCGCTTTGATTGCCTGCTCCCTACCGTCGCACTGGCCCACGAAAATGAATTCCTCTTTGGAGGAGTGCATGCCAACAATGGCATACCGCCCAGGAGTCTTTCCGGGTGTCAGGCGCCCCTTGACGTTGAGGAGCCAGTGGCCAATTATGATGCCGTAGAGTATGGGAGTCAGGTACTTCATATTAAATCAGGTCGAAGGCAATCTGGTTTGCTCCCGAGTTGCCCCAGGTGTCAACGTAGCGGCCCATGCAGAGGTCGGATTCCATGATGCGACCGTCCTTCACGAGGAAGTCCCAACCCTGCGCGACAAGCTTGTTGTATGTATCCCTGTCCTTCAACTGGCGGAGCTTCTCGTCAAGCTGTTCCACCGTGAAGCCCTGGGGCACGCGGCAGATTTCCGGAGTGTCCTTGTAGGGGCTGTCGGCGAAGTCGGAACCGAGGAAAGCGCAGGAGCACACCGCGG